GGCCTCGCGATAGAGACGAACGAAAATCCAACTGCGCCTCCCACACACATAACCATCCTCGGCGCTGACTTCGTCGCGGTGAATCTAACCTACACTCAATCTATCAGCGATCCTAATGCTTGGATTCCCGCTGGTTATAACCCTGCTACCGATCCGTACATACAGTACGATAACGGATATGGGATTTGGGTTCCTGGATTTAATCAAGCACTGTATGTCAACACAGGACCGTTGAACACACCATATGAACAGTGGGACACCAACCCACCATTGGGCAGTATAGCACCTACAGGAACCTATGATTACTCAAATATCTATACCCACACCTGGGAGTTTAAAAACTATGGTATGCTGAGATTCCCCGGCGGTGGCTATCTAAATGTCAAGGCCATTCCGCCCGCACACAGCTATGGTGCCGAGGGAGACCGCATTGGTATGATGGCCTTCGACGGTGATTACATCTATTACTGCGTACAGAACTTTGAAATGCTTAATGTGGTAGGCACTACTGGCAGCAACCACGACCACTTTGATTTCGGCGTCAACTATGGTTTCAACAAAATCAACACTGACATCCTAGGGTGGACTTTGGTGGTTCCAGGTCAGAGCGCATCAGTAACAGTGACAAATGTGGACCAAAACCTAAACAACGGAACACAAACAGGACTGAATTTTAGCAACAACGTAACTTTCACTTTAACCAACACCTTTACATTCGTCAGTCCGGGCGGTGATATCTGGAAGCGTGTGGCTTGGAGTAACGGCTCCTGGTAAATATGTAAAAGAGAGCGCAAACTATGTCTATACAAACAATCAATATCGGTAATGTAGTCAATGATGGTCTAGGTGATGATCTACGCACTGCCTTCCAAAAAGTCAACTCTAACTTTACTGCATTAAACTCCGAGCTAGCGGTTACTGGCCTAAACATAGGAACTACTGGAGTAGGGTTGTTTAAGCAAAAAAATGGATCTAATCTAGAGTTTAAAAATATAGTAGCTGGAAGAAAAGTATCATTAGATGATACACTAACTTCTGTAGTAATCAACAACGATGCCGACGCTGCTCTGACAAGGATCGAAACTAACTCAGGTTATGTACAGGCCACTGATGGAAACAACGGTCGTATCACACTACAAGGCGGTGATGATGTTGATGTCACTTCTCTAGGTACTGTTATTACGGTCAACACCATACTACCTGTTACAAAGATCATGACTACGTTTGATTTCGGTCCTATAGGTTCTTCATTCCAGTACACTGAACAGTTAGCATTAGCGTTTACAAACATCGACTTTGGTACTATAACTAACCCATCCTCTGTAAGTCTAGACCTTGGTTCGATCCAATAAGGAGTAGGCATGGCATTAACTTGGGCCACACCGGCAGGAAGTTTAGGACTACTAACAGAAAGGATAACCATCAGTATTCCTTTGCTAGCTTCTTCTACGACTTCTAATCCTGTAACCTTTAGTCTTATTTCTGGAAAACTTCCCAGAGGTCTTAGATTAAAAAATAATCTCATAGTAGGTAGTCCTTCTGAAGTTAACAAGTTAGCGATCAGTAGATTTGTTATACGTGCTTCTGACGGGGTAGACCTTGAAGATAGAACATTCAGTTTAAGCATTGACGGATCAGATGTACCGTCATGGGTAACCAAAGAAGGATTCTTAAATGTAGGTCCCGATAATGCTTACTTTATTTTAGATAATGCTAAAGTAGATTTTCAACTCGAAGTAACTGACCCAGATACTATAGCTGGTGATGTGTTGAAATATTATCTCGTGCCTACAGGCGGTTCTCTGCCTCCCGGCCTATCTCTAAGTGAAGATGGACGTATATTTGGATTCACTGATCCAGTATTTTCTGTAGAATACAATGCGTTAACTTCGGGAGCATACGACACATATCCCTATGACAATATTCCTTTAGATTTTAGCGATGCTAAGTCAAGAGGCTACGATTCTTATCTCTACGACGATACTATCTACGATTATAGTCTTGTTAGCAGAGATCCTAAGAAACTAAGTAGAATCTATACCTTTGCTATTGCAGTCACTGATGGTATCAATACTGTTACCAGAGTTTTCAAGATATATGTAGTATCCGAAGAGTTCTTAAAAGCAGACAACACACTCCTACAGGTTGACACTAATCTTTTCCAAGCTAGCTCAGACGGACGTAGATTTCCTATATGGATCACTGAAAGCTATCTGGGACGACATAGAGCCAACAACTACCTTACTATATTTTTAGAAGTATATCACCCTAGTTCATTAAACGGTTATATCAGTTACTTCCTAAAAACTAATCCAGGAACTTATAAATCTAAGTACACTGACGAATATTATTATTTCGGACGATGGGAAATATCAGGCAATATGCCACGTTTTCCTTTAGCAGAAAAACAACTTAATAGACTCACACAAGCAGGCGATTGGGATGTTATAACTCCCGAAACAGCATCCGACCTGCCGCCAGGGCTTGAACTAGATCAGATCACTGGTGAGATAGCTGGCCGCATTCCGTACCAGGCAAGAGTGACAAGAAACTTCAAGTTCACTATTGACGCGGTAAGTTTTGATGATAACCCTTATACAACCGATTACACGTTGAGAGGAGACTGGTCATCAACAACTATATATCAGGTCGGCGATGCAGTTAGATACGATAATACTATCTATATCTGTATTAAAATCTGTAAAAATATATTACCTATCGATACTACCTATTGGTATAGCACAGTTTCAGATACTGAAAAAACCTTTACCATAGATATCATCGGAGAGATAGAAAGTGGTATCTCTTGGATTAGCGGATCTGATCTAGGATCTATCAAACCCAATCAACCAAGTACTAAATCAGTAGAAGCCAAGAGTTTACTCTATGGCGGAAGTGTGATCTACGAACTGGTCAATGGCAACTTGCCTCCAGGACTCAGTTTTACCAGCAATGGTAATATTATTGGAAAGGTCAAACAGTTTGCTGATGTAAACTCTCCCGGATTAACAAGATTTTTTGATCTAAACGGTAGTACTCGAGAGTTTAATATAACATTTGATGGTGAAACTACCAGCTTTGATAAAAAGTATACCTTTACAGTTAAGGCCAGAGATTCTGTAAACTTTACTGAAAGCTTCAAGGACTTTAGCATTACTGTAGTTGCTGAAACTACTAAAACTTTTGCCAACCTCTATGTAAAAGCCTTCCAGAGCAAAAACAAGAGATTAGAATGGTTTAACTTTATTACCGATGCTAACATATTCCGAGCAGACGATCTTTATAGATACGGTGACGTTAACTTCAGTGTTCAGACTGAGCTAAAGATGCTAGTCTTTGCAGGAATAGAAAGCACTGAAGCTATAAAATATGTCCAGGCTATGAGCAGGAATCACTATAATAAGAGATTAAAGTTTGGTGATTTAAAATATGCCAAAGCTAAAGATCCGTTAACACAGAACACCGTCTACGAAGTAGTATACGTAGAAATAAAAGATGACCTAGAAAAGAACGGTAAAAGTATCAGTCAAACTGTGCAGCTACCAGACAAGATCAATAGCAAAGTGTTGATAAGCTACGATTCTATAAAAATAGACAGTGATATTCCCTTAGTCAGTGATGCAGATCATCAAAGAATATTTCCTAACAGCATAAAAAATATGAGGAAAAGGATATCCACTGTAGGCGAAAGAGATCGCGAGTTCCTGCCTTTATGGATGAGAAGCATACAAGACGAACAGAACTATGAGCCCGGATATATCAAAGCATTAGTGTTATGCTATGCAAAACCAGACAAAGCTCAATACATCATTTCTAGAATCAAAGCCAAAATCCGCGATGAAAACTTCGATTTCAAAGTATTTGACTTCGTAGCAGATCGCTACATCATAGATATTATCGACGGAACTATAGAGGATAAATATCTAGCATTTCCGCAACGTGGAGAAAAATTACCGTGACGAGCAATATAAACTATCTAACAATAAACGAAAACTATCCTGTAGCAGGGCAGGATAATGATACACAGACTTTTAGAGATAACTTTTCTAGTATCAAAACAAACTTCCAGGCCGCAGCCAGCGAAATAACAGCACTACAAAGCAAGTCTGTTTTAAACTCTGCACTAGGAGGCACAACGCCAGCAACGAACGATCTAGGGTTTTCCTACATCACTAAAGCTATGTTGCAGAATAATAGAAATGTTGTTTGGGATTTTAGTAACCCTCTAACAGCTACACCCCAATCGATCGATTACATCCAAGGAAACTATCAGGTTATTAGACTCGGCGCGGATATTACTTTTACCTTTAGCTCGTTTCCAGGTGACCCAGGACTATCCGATACCGCCGGTGGTATGGGCAAAGTTACCTTAGAACTCTACAGCGATGGATCGGCAAGGACAGCTACATTCCAAACTTCAGGAATAGCAGTTATTAAGGCCAATGGGTTTCCTCTTTCTAAGATCGGAAACAGCCAACAGCCAGTCGCTCTACCAACATCTACATCTACAGCAACTATCGTAGAAATTTGGCGTAGGAGAGAGTCCGAGTTCTTCATGAGATACGTGGGCCAATTCAGTTAATGTTCCATCCTCTTTCAAAAGATCTTTCAGAGCTCAAAGATCAAGAAATCGAAGACAAGGTCATAGAGCTCAATAAAAAATACTATGCTGCGGCACGGTTAGGTAAACTTGAACTCTTGACACAGATCGCTACTTTTGTTACAATATATAAAGATGAGCTCGCTCTTAGATATGCACGTAACAAACAACAACTTGATGGCGATTTGGATCAACTGATCAATGTGGACTGAAAATAACACCCAAGAACAACTTATCAAAGGAATCATGAAATATGGTCCAGATATTCTGGAACATTGCTATTGCTCCGATGATCTGAATCAATACCTTTCTCGTCTACAATCCGAGTATCTAGATTATCCAATCCCTCCAAAAACTATAGACACAGGTCATTGGTTTATACCCAAAGACTATTGTCCAAATCTAGTGGAAATGTTGTATGGAATGTGTGAAACCGAAGAACAGCGGAATAGAGTAAGCCAAGAACTAGAACTGTTTATCAAGAACGGAATGTATGATATACTTCATGTCATAAAATATATAGTAGATACTTTAAGAGAAAACAACATTGTTTGGGGTGTAGGACGAGGTAGTTCCGTGGCCAGTTATGTACTCTATTTGATAGGGATACATAAGATAGATAGTATTAAATACAACTTACCAATAGAAGAGTTCTTTAAGGGGGTATAAATGTCTAAACGAAGAAGTCCAAAAAGTGTTGCAAGCAGAAATGCAAAAAGAATTCTTGCGGGTCGCAAGACTCCAAAAACAAATCTCAAAAGGAGAAAATAATGGGTAAAACTTATACCAGTATCAGAGGTTCAGAAATCGACATGGAGAAACTATCTCTCCAGAACGAAACTGTACCTGCTGTAGGAAATGCCAAGGTTAATGCTCGAGGCGATGAACTAGGACCCGGGGGCAAAGTTGTACGCACCCGCGAACAGGTTCTACAGGATTATTATGCCAATAATCAAAAATCTGTAGACGAGAAATCTATTAGCAGAAGGGCCTAATATGAGTGGCGCATTCGGCGTTAAGAACATAAAAGTACGTCCATTACCAAAAGACATATTAGTCATTAATATGGATATGGGAGAGATGAAAACCGCAGGTGGTCTTATCATCCAAAGTGATGACGGTAAGGCACACGGTGTTAAACCTCGTTGGGCTCAGGTCTACAAGAAAGGCGATAAGGTCGACCTTGATGTAGAAGTGGGACAATGGATTCTTATCGAGCACGGTCGATGGACTCGAAAGATTAAGATCGATGACGGCGAGGGTGTTAAAGAGTTTCAGAAAGTTGAAGTTGACAGCATCATCGCTGTTGCCAACGAACGTCCAAATGATTTTTATATCGGACAAGAGTTTGGACACGGATCCACTGCGACTATACGTCCAGAAGACTTTATTAGGTAATGGGTTTCAAAAAATCTTGGGATGTAGCTGACATATCTAGTCAGTTACATTCTCTCGCAAGAGAATGCGCCAGTCCATATAATGATGGTTTTGCCGCTTTTGAATGTAAAAAAGAACTCTATCTAATCAAGCACATAGTAGACCAAGCACTCAATGATGCTCCAGATTTTGGACAACAAGAGCAGACTTGGTTGACAGAACAAGAAAAAAAGCGTATAATAAAGATACTAAAATCATAATAGAAAGGTTTGATTTTGCGTATCGGTATCATAGGTTTTGGACATGTTGGTGGTGCCATTACATGGGCACACCGCAGTCAAGACCTCATTATTAGAGATCCAAAACTAGAAAATAGCGCCAGCATGGACCAGTTTAATACCTGCGATGCGGTCTATGTCTGTGTGCCTACACCTAGCACTGATGATGGTCACTGTGACTCGACTATTCTAGAACAGACTCTCAAAGAACTATTGTTTGTTACTATCAACAAACAAATCCCTATCATTTGTAAATCTACTGCTCCGCCTAGTGTATACGAAAAGTTGTGGAAACAATATCCTAATATCGTACACTGCCCAGAGTTTATTACTGCGGCTGATGCAAACACTGACTACCAAAATAGCGACTACTTTGTATTAGGTGGCGGTAAGGCATGGTGCGAGCAAGCACGTGAGATTATACGAACAGGTGTTCCGTTAGTTCATGAAAAGTTTTTGATCACAGATATCAAGACCGCTGCCATGTATAAGTACATGATGAATACATATTTGGCTACCAAGGTAACTTTTATGAACGAGTTTTATAAGTTATCTCAAGCATCTGATATCGATTTTAATCAACTCAAAGAGTTGACAATCTGGGATGACCGAATAGGTCGTACACACCTAGATGTTCCTGGGCCCGACGGTGAGTTTGGCTGGGGAGGAATGTGCTTTCCTAAAGACATAGCTGCCATACAAGAAGAAGCTATTGATCTAGGTGTAGACATGGAACTACTCGGCAGAGTAGAAGATATCAATAAAAAACATAGGAAAATAACCAATGACTAATCCATTTCGTGATCAAGAAAAGTTTATGCGGGCCTGTGATCAGACTGTAGATACCTGGAACGTTGATCAGTTCAATCTTTACGTTAAGCTCATAGAAGAAGAATGGAAAGAGCTTAATGTCGCGATCGATAATGTTGATAAAGTAGAAGTAGCAGATGCGCTAGTTGACATTCTAGTCGTTACTATCGGCGCTCTACACAGCATGGGCGCCGATGCAGAAGGTGCTTGGAAAGAAGTCATGCGTACTAACTTTGCTAAGATCGATTCTGAAACTGGTAAAGTACGCAAGCGTGAGGACGGCAAAGTACTTAAACCTCTGGGCTGGACTCCTCCCGATCTCAAACCTTTTGTAAAGACGTCATGAGATTATGGATTTTACTATTCTTAATATTAACTAATCTAGCTCATGCAGAAAACGCTACCTATTATGTCTTTAATCAAACGGACAAAAAGGTAGTACATTCGTACAATGCTAGTTTAAAAAGACCCATAGCATCAGTGTCTAAACTAATGACGGCACTGGTCGTCGTTGAATCATCACCTAACTGGGATGAGAAAATAAAATATAAGGGTCATATATTTTTTAACAAACAGATTAGCAAGAGAGAACTATTTGAATCTCTCTTGATACGTAGCGACAATAAAGCCGCAGATGCATTTGCAGACGCATGGCCCGGAGGGTATAATGCGTTTATTAAAGTAATGAACGAAACAGCTTCTCGACTAGGCATGACTGAAACTTATTTCGATGATCCTAGCGGTCTAAGTAGAAATAATGTCAGCACCGCAGAAGACCTGAACAGGCTGATAGCCGAAGCTTCAAAGTATGATATCATAAGACATACTTCAAGTTCTAAATATCTCAAGATTGAAGAAAAGATTGGGAAGAAAGTTAAATCGGTATTATTAAACAATACCAATAAAGGTCTTCTTTTCGAGTTTGATCAAATCATATTGAGCAAAACTGGTTTTACGAATCCTGCTGGTCGATGTCTAGCCCTTCTAACAGAGAAGAACGGCAAGCGATATGCTATTGTGATTCTTGGAGAAAAAACTCCCAGGGAACGAGAAGAACGGGCTAGACAACTGATCAATAACTATGTTACAATACAACAAGTTGAAAAGGATTTTGAATGAAAATCGGTTTTACTTGTAGTACCTTCGATCTGTTTCATGCAGGTCATATCATGATGCTTAAAGAAGCAAAAACAGTCTGTGATCATTTAATCGTAGGATTACAAACAGATCCTACTATTGATCGTCCGGACACCAAAAATAAACCTGTTCAAAGCGTGTTCGAACGATACGAACAGCTCAAAGCCTGCAAATATATTGACGAAATCCTAGTCTACGAAACCGAAGCTGATCTTGTAAACATCTTGCTTTCTTATCCTATAAATGTTAGAATACTAGGACAAGAATACGAAGATAGAGACTTCACCGGTAGATATGAATGTATTAATCGTGGTATAGAATTTTATTTTAACAAACGTGAACATAACTTTTCGACTAGCGAACTACGCAGCCGTGTGATAGCCGCTGAAGTAGAAAAAGGACTAAGACAATGAAAGAACTATGGGTTGAGAAGTACCGTCCTAAAAAGATGGACGGATATGTGTGGCGAGACAATGCGCAACGCAGACAGGTTGAGACTTGGGTCAAGGAAAAAAGTATTCCACACTTACTTCTAAGCGGTCCTCCAGGTATCGGTAAGACTACCATGGCCAAGATGCTGGTTAATGAGATCGGTATCGAAGATGCCGATGTATTAGAAGTTAACGCCAGTCGAGAAACTGGTATCGATTTTATCCGTAATAAAATCGTTCCGTTTATCAGTAGCATTGCGTGGGGGCCATTTAAGGTTGTATTACTCGACGAAGCAGATCGGTTAAGTCCACATGCACAGGATTCACTTAAAGGTATCATCGAAGAATATAGCAACTTTGCTAGATTTATCCTAACCTGCAATAATCCTAATATGGTAGTACCAGCACTACATAGTCGCTGCCAGCAGTGGCATTTTACTAAACTAGATCAGACAGAGTTTACTGCTCGCGCAGCCACTGTTCTAGTTGAAGAAGCGATTGATTTTGATCTAGAAACATTAGACTTATATGTCTCAACAACATATCCTGATCTCCGCAAATGTTTGAATCTTCTTCAACAGAACTGTAGCGAGGGCAAACTACACAGTCCTGCCAAAGAAGATGCTGGATCGCTCGAATGGAAGTTTGAGATGGTTGAACTTTTCAAGGCTAAAAAGATCACCGAAGCAAGAAAACTGCTCTGCGGAAAACTACAAGCAGATGAGATGGTGCATGTTTACAGATGGCTTTATGATAATCTAGAGCTGTTCGGTGATGAAAAAACACAAGACAGAGCTATTTTCATCATCAAGGCAGGACTTGTGGATCACACATCATGCATCGATCCAGAGATTAATCTTAGCGCAACATTAGCAAAGCTGGCTAATCTGTGATAGGGGGTTACCCCCCTATCTTATTGATCACCGTATATCGCTAGTATCTCCTTTACAGCTTCATGTCTCTCGACATCAGAGATAGTGAAATGACATACGTCTACGTATCTGTGATTGTCGAAGTTATTATACAGATTTAAAAACTCTAAAAGGCCGTTATTACTGGGTCGATCTGCTTGTTGTAGATCTCCTGTAACGACCATTCTTGACCCCTGACCTAACCTAGTTAACAGCATCTTCATCTGACTAGGTGTAGCATTCTGCATCTCATCAGCAATGATCACAGCGTTCTTAAATGTACGTCCTCGCATGTACGCTAGTGGACTTGTTTCAATCACCCCCTCTCTAACAAATCCTTCGATTTCGCGTTGATTAAAGTTTTCTGCGAAAACATCCATTATAGGCTTAGTCCACGGCTCCATTTTTTCTTGTAGGGTGCCTGGTAAAAACCCATGCTCTTCATCTACTGATACAGCTGGTCTTGTAATAATAATCTTATCAACTTCACCGTATTTGAGCTGGTCTATAGCCCATTGCACAGCCAACATGGTCTTACCCGTTCCGGCTGGACCGATAGCAAAAACAATAATTTTTTGTTGATCGTTGAGCTTTAAAAGATAAGTCTCTTGACTGAGGTTTTTGGGGTATATTTGAACTCGCTTGCGTTTCTGTTCAATGCGTTGATTGATGTTTATTACATTCTCTTGCAGATATGCTGCTTGCGCTCTTTTTCGCTTCATATGTAGGTTAGCCCTCCTTGATTGTGTTAGGCACGGACCTAGACCGTAGTGCCCGTACCGGACACAAAAGTATTTAACTTTGGGCGTAGAAAGTAATATGTAATGATTCTTTTTTGACGATAAATACAAAAGGAGATACTATGGCTACAACTAAAGACATTTTAAAGAACATTGAACAGGTTTACGGCTCCAATAATAGCTTGAATTTACTCAAAGATTTCGAGCGTGTTATTGATGAGCTAGATACCTATGTTTATGAAAACTGGCTCGACGGAGAGCTTGTACAGGGTCCTAAAGAATCACGCTATTTTGTAGAGTGTACTTTTATGTGGCCAAAAGATAATATGCCCGAACCCAAGGGTGGTATGAAACTCCTAGAATACGGATGCAAGGTACAATATGCTGAAAGCATGATTTCGTCCGTTCGCAGAATCAAGAAACCGGATGACATCAGACCGGGCACCAAGAAAGGCAAGATAGATCATAAACCTGTATGGTTGGTCAAGATCACTATGCCCAAGAAACTAATGCACGACATCGATCGCGGATACACAGAACTAGATAAGAATAAGATAGAAGACATCCTTACACAAGGTGGTGGTGTGAATGCACATATCGATCCAGCAGATCAACAAGCACAGGAGATGGCTAATGCGACAGCAGCACCAGCAGCAGCACCAGCAGCTTAATGAAGGCCTAAGAGCTGAAGACCTAAAAGAAATGGTCAAGGAAACCTTCAAGGTTGATACCTATGCCTCGAAGATGGGCGAAGATAAAGATGTTTGCGTTTTAACTTTTGAAGTTAAAGATCGTTCACCTGCTAAAGATCTAATGGAGTTTGTAGAAAAAGGATTTTCATTTGTTCTCGACTCTGATGTTAGCTCGGGCGAGAATGAAGATGGAACCTACTATGTATTCGTAGAACTTTCTAGATCTCCCAAACTAGCAGAAAATATCGACGAGCTTGTTTATAGTGTTAAGAAACTAACAGGCATTGATAAATTTAAATTCCAATATTATAAAGATAATACCGAACACGAAGTAACAGAAGAAACACTAAAACATATAATCCCAGAGTCTGCATCAACTTATGAAATGATGGTCAACAAAGTAAAGACCGAAGATGTTCGCAGATTCTTTACTAAGACTTTGATGGATGACCTAACATTAGATGGTGACATCATTACTATCCACAAACCATGGGATCAAAAAATACAACTTCGTATGGTCAAGGACGGTGACCCTGAAGCAGTTCTAGAAGGTATCACAGATCCATTTACTATAGATCAAGAATCCACAAGCGAGATTTTTTGGCTTACTAAAGTATTAGGGGATTACAATATTAACAAAGTTGGAGACAGCTTTGTTTTTGAAAATGGCCGTAGAGCCATGTTACTGCAAAGGATAAAATAATGAGCGACTTTGATTTTGATTTTACACTAGCTAAGTTCAAGGAATGTGTAGGAAATCCTCCATACGCAGATCATTGGCACGAAGCATTGTGTCAGATACTTCCAGACTACGATATTAACACTGTGCCACGTGTGGCTGCTTTTCTAGCACAGACAGCACACGAGAGCGGCGGGTATCGTGCTATCAAGGAAAATCTAAACTACAAAGCAGAAAGCCTAGTTAAAGTTTGGCCACGCTATTTCCCAAGTTTAGATATTGCCAAGCAATATGCTCACAACCAACAGGCAATCGCTAATCGTGCTTATGCTAATCGTATGGGCAACGGTGACGAAGCAAGTGGTGACGGTTGGAAGTTCTGCGGTCGTGGCTTGATCCAGTTGACTGGTAAAACAAACTATCAACGTTACGCTGAAAGTCTAGAGATTAGTCTAGACGAAGCCAGCGAACACCTAACAACATTTGAAGGTTGTGTACAGAGCGCGGCTTGGTTCTGGGAAGCAAACAACCTAAACCAATATGCCGACAACGGTGACATCCTTACAATGACCAAGCGTATTAATGGTGGTACACTCGGACTAGAAGACAGAACTAAGCATTACAAACACGCACTTCAAGTCCTAGGCGGTTGATATGTGGCAGTTCCAATGGATGCTGAGCCTTATACCAGATAGTCTGTTTATCTGGGTCACCTATGCTATGATAGGTGTGGGTCTAGCATTGTATATTGCCAGTAAACTAGTAGCTTGGATTCCTCTCATGGGGCAATACAAGCTACCTGCAGAAATAGTCGGAATAATCTTTTTATTAGGTGGCGGATATCTATTCGGTGGGTATGGAGTAGAAATGAGCTACCGAGCTCGCATAGCAGAGATGCAATCTAAGATTGACGAGGCTGTACAAAAAAGCGAAGCTGCTAATGAAGAACTAGACAAAGCACTAAAAGCAAAAAAGAATAACAACAGAGAAGTACAGATCGTTATCCAAGAAAGAATAAGAGAAGTTGAAAAGCGCATCGATGCAGAATGCAAAGTAGATCCAGAAGCGATCAGTATTCTAAACGATGCTGCCAGCAACCAAGGAGGTAAGAAAAAATGAAAAAGATATTTTTAATACTTCCTATGTTATTTTTAACAGGTTGTGCAACCACTGTTCCTGTACACATGAGCTTTCCACAGGTCCCAGAAGACCTGATGCAGCCCTGTCCTGATCTTAAAAAAGTTGACACCAAAACAGACAAACTCAGTGATGTCTTATCTACTGTCACGCAGAACTACGGTCAGTACCACGATTGTAAAGCCAAGTCAGATGCGTGGGCACAATGGTTCAGAACACAGAAGAAGATATTTGAGGATATCAAATGAAAAGATTATTAGCAATATTCTTACTAACACAGGCACTAACAGGCTGTGCGTTGTATGATGCGTACTTCATGGCCAGATTTGATAATAACGAATATTCATTGATCAACAGAATACGCACAGAAGCCAACCTAGGTGCTGCCAAATGCGGCAAGCCCGAAGTTGTCGAAGTAGTAGATCGTATGTGGTACACCGCAGTTGAGTTTAGAAACTACAGTCAATCTATTCCGCATAACGAAGAAACAACAAAAATGGGCAATGAGCTAGCTGAGATAGTAAAAGGGCTCAGCGAAAGATATCATGGCAAAGAGCCAGTTAGTATGATGTATTGTACTACCAAGTTTAGTAGTATCGAACGTAATGCTGTTAACATCCAAAACGTCGTAGGAGCGAAACCAAGATGAGTCAAGAAGTACACCAACAACTAGAATCAATCTACAATACCGGCGACCCTAATCTTCAAGATCTAGCAAACAGAGCTTTGGGTCTCAAGACCATGCTAGAGCAAGGGCAGATCAGCAAGAGCGAGTTTACAGAACTCGTTAACGATCTGTACCACGAAAAGAATATCAACGAAGCTGTACAAGATCTAAGATTAAAAGAGCAGATAAATACAGCTATGAATGCGCTGATAAGTTTAGCAGCACTATATTAATACATTAAGGAGCGAGAATGGCATTAGTCGACTCAGTTTTAAATATCTTTACAAAGCAGTCTAAGGACGGCGGCTCAAGTTACGAGCAACTTAAACCTAGCTCACGCAGCGAGCGCGAAGCAAAAATCAAAGACAAGGCTGGTTTAGTTATTAACGTTTTCGCTCTACTATTAGCAGTTAATACATGGTACGGTGGAAAATTAAGTTCTACCATACTCAACAATACGATTGCAGCGAATGATACCTATGCTTTCTATCAAGCAAAGAGCTTGAAGAAGACTATGGCAGAATATGCTGCCGACGATGCTGCTGCTCGCAGCGATAAGAAAAGAGCAGATGAACTACGTGCCAAGGCAGACCGTTATCAGAACGAACCTAAAGAAGGTATGACTGATCTTCTCGCTAAAGCACAAAAACTAGAACACGAGCGCGATGAAGCAAAACTACGTAGTCCATGGATTGGCTATGCTAATACTGCATATCAACTAGCGATCGTGTTGTTGTCAGCAAGTATTCTTGCTGTGAGTATGCCGCTGTTCTGGGGTAGCTTCGGAGTAGCAGCAATAGGTTTGTTATTAAGCAGTCAGGGTGTTCTACTCTGGCTATAAGGAGAAGATTATGTTAGAAACTATTTTTTGGTTAGCACTAGGTGCTTTTATAGGTTGGAACTTTCCTCAGCCAGAGTTTGCAAAAACTATCCAGGCTAAAGTTCTAGGCATATTCAAAAAATAAACTTAAAAAGGAGCGAATAATGGCAACGCAAGAAGAGTACGCAAATATGAGTGATGCAGAAAAGAAAAAAGAAGATTGGATGAACAGTAAATGGCGTCCAATGATGGGATGGTTGTACATGGGTGTTTGCGCCTTTGACTTCGTGCTATTTCCTATCATGTGGAGTCTACTACAGGCAATAATGAAAGTAGGCACCATTACCCAATGGCAACCATTGACTTTACAAGGTGCGGGTTTATTCCACATCGCGATGGGTGCCGTTCTAGGTATAGCGGCATTGGGTCGCACACAAGAAAAACTAGCAGGAGCAAACAATGGCGGAGCAGCAACACCAGCACCAACAGGCTTTAGCGTACCTCCAGCAGCACCAAGCGGTTTCCAGGCACCAGCTTCGACAGGTTTCGGAGCAACAGGCGCCCCAGGAGGCTTTAGCTCAGGCGGCTTTGGAAGCACACCTAGTCCAACACCAACAACAGGCTTTGGTAGCAGTACAGGATTTGGAGCGCCAGCGACTCCGGCCGTAACAGCAAGTGGTAAAAAGATCGTTCCAACAGACGATCCAGTTCTATAAGGAAACACTATGTTTAACACAGACGAAGGCTGTCCAGTATGTGGCGGCAAGCATCCAAAAAAATAAAGGAAAATATCATGAAATACATTTTAGCACTAATGATCTCGTTGGGCTTACTAGCTGGTACAACAACAGCGTATGCAGGCGGCGAAGTTAAAGAAGTCTGTAAAGAAGTCGAAAAGAAGGGCAAAAAAGTCCAGGAATGTAAAAAAGTCAAAGTACATAAAAAAGTAGATGGCGAAAAAGTTCCCGACGGTAAGAAAAAATAACGAGCTCAGTAAATCTCCATTAAATAATAGGACTACTTGACGTAGTCCTATTTTTTTCGTATAATGTGAGAACCATGGATTATTATTCAACACTAGGATTGCAAAGAGGTGCTTCCGACGAGGAGATAAAAAAAGCCTATAGAAAAATGGCTATGAAATATCATCCTGATCGCGGTGGGGACCAAAATAAGTTTAAAGAAGTCTCTCAGGCTTATGAGTTTCTAAGCGACCCTGAGAAGAAACGAATGATCGATTCGGGTATCGATCCTAATCAGCCTAACCCGGGAGGTTTCCACTTCCATCAAGGACAGGGGAACCCATTCGAGTTCCATTTCAACACAGGTACTCCTTTTGATGATATTTTTGGTAACTTTGGCTTTGGGCAAGGTTTCGGTGCGAGGCCACAACCAAAGAATAAGAGTTTCAGCATTAACATCGAAGTTACTCTAGAAGAAGTTCTAAAAGGCAAAGAGCTTAATGCCGAAGTAGGTGTCCCTGGCGGAAAGAGCAAAATGATTAATATTTCTATTCCTGCAGGAATAGAACACGGCCAGCAGATACGCTTCGAAGGGATGGGCGATAACAGCATCCCTCATCTTAGAGCCGGCGACCTATTAGTAAATGTTTTTGTAAGACCGCATCCTGTATTTAGGAGAGATGGCAGTTCATTGATAGTAGAGCATAGAGTTAGCGTGTGGGATGCTATCATAGGATCTAAAGTTGATATAAGAACTCTAGATGGAAAACAACTTAGTATAAATGTTCCTCCGGGAACACAGCCCGATACTACATTGAGCTGCAGAGGTGAGGGGCTGCCAGATATAAGAACTAGACAACGTGGAAATCTGTTGATACATATCAATATAGAAATCCCAAGAAATCTTTCACCATTACAGATAGCTAGAATAGAACAACTTAAAAATGAACTTTGAACTAGGACCACACGACAGTCTCGTAGAAAAAAGCACACCATGGGATTTTTCATCCGACGGTGATGCTAAACAGTTAGAAAAAGACATGATTGATTTCATGATCGCCAGCAACGGCATTGGTCTCGCTGCTAATCAAATAGGATTGACCAAGCGAGTTTTTGTTATGGGTAGTAATAGTATTAAAGACTTTCCTGCACCGTTTGCTGTGTTTAATCCTGTTATTAAAGAAGTAAGTGAAGAACAGGTCCTAGATCAAGAAGGCTGTCTAAGTTATCCCGGTCTATATCTTAAGGTTAAACGTCCAGCATGGATCGTAGCCGAATATCAAGACAGTGAAGGAAACCTTAAAGAAATCAAAGTAGATGGATATCTCTCTAAATGTTTTCAACATGAATACGATCATTTAGAGGGCATTTGTTTTGTTGACAAAGTAAGTAGAATGAAGTTAGACTTAGCTATGAAGAAGGTAAGGAAAATAAAAAAATGATCGAACCCAGCCAACAACTACAACTTATTTTTGAAAACTCCGTTTCTGTTGCCAAGCAGCTCAATCACGAATATGTGACTATCGAGCATCTATTGTTTGGCATCGTCAGCGACGAGGATTCATTTAAACTGCTCGAAGGGTTTGGTGCTGATGCTCTGTTTATAAAAACCAACATCGAGCATTATATAAAGAACAATCTTAATGATATCAAAACAACTGATCCTAATACTCGTCCTAGAAAAACCAATAGTGTAGAGCGTGTTTTAAATCGTTGTTTTACACAGGTACTGTTCAGCGGCCGTCAGCGTATGGAAGTAGCTGATGTTATCATCAGTATCCTTAGTGAAAAGAATAGTTTCGCATTTTACTTCCTGCAGAAGGGCGGGGTCACTAAAGAAAAGTTTGTCAAGTACTTCCAAGAAAATGTAGCTGTACACGAAGACGAAGAAGAATCACCACAACAAATAACAACTACCTCAGGAGCGGATAGAATCTTGAATCAATACTGCACGAACCTTAGCTTGCGAGCAAAACAAAAAGCTATTGATCCTGTTATCGGAAGAGACGAGGAACTAGAAAAAACACAACTCGTTCTAGCACGTAGGAACAAGTGTAATGTATTAATGGTAGGAGATCCTGGCGTAGGTAAGACTGCTATTGCAGAAGGTCTTGCACGTAAAATCTTTGAAAAGAAAGTACCGAAGTTTATTCAAGATCACACAGTCTATGCATTAGACATCCCTGCGTTACTCGCAGGCAGCAAGTATCGTGGTGACTTTGAAGAACGCATTAAGGCTGTGCTAACTGCACTCGAACGCAAAGGCAAGATTATTTTATTCATCGATGAAGCACATATGATGAACGGTGCAGGTTCTGCTAGCCAGAACAGCAACGACCTTGCTAACATTCTTAAGCCTGTATTGACTAAAGGTATCATTAAACTCATTGCTTCAACTACTTGGGAAGAATATCGCAAGTACTTTGAAAAGGATCGTGCGCTGATGCGTCGATTCCAACGTATTACTATTGATGAGCCAACTCCAGAGTTGACTGTTAAGATCATCAAAGGAATCCGTAAGTATTACGAAAAGCACCATAACGTCAAAATCACTGATGCTGCTATCGAACAGGCAGTAAAACTATCGATCAAATATATGGCAGATAAGAAGTTGCCAGACAAGGCCATTGATATTATTGACTGTGCCTGCGCTCGTTACAAGATCAAGGATGATGAGACAATGGAAGGCGTCGAGCAGATTGTTGATCTAGAACAGGTAACCTATGAGCTTAGTAAAATGATCAGTATGCCGCTAGAAACAGTAGCGCAGAAAGAATCAAAGAACCTTGCTGACCTCGAAGATGGGTTGAAGGCTTCTGTGTTCGGTCAAGAAGATGCTGTTCAGATTCTGCTTGATAAGATCTTTGTTTCGCAAGCAGGTATGAAAGCACCAAACAAGCCTATTGGCAGTTTCTTATTCCTAGGTCCCACAGGTACTGGTAAAACAGAAACAGCTAAGACTCTAGCCGACAAAATGGGCATGGAACTTATTAGGTTTGATATGGGCGAATATCAAGAAAAGCATTCAGTTGCACGTCTGATCGGTGCACCTCCTGGATATGTAGGTTACGAAGATAACGCAGGTATGCTTATTACCAAACTACAAGAACATCCTAATGCTATTCTGTTGCTCGACGAAATCGAAAAAGCACATCAAGATGTAAGCAATATCCTATTGGCATTCATGGATAATGGATTTGTTACAGGCAGCAACGGTAAAACCGCAGATGGCCGAAACACTATCCTTATCATGACGTCAAACTTAGGTGCAGCAGATAATGAACGCAACACTATCGGGTTTGGCGATTTGGCCAAAGATGGTGAAGATGATAAAGCGGTCAAGAAGTACTTCGCACCAGAGTTCAGAAATCGTTTAGATGCTATTGTTAAGTTCAAGAGCCTTGAGCCAGAAGTGGTTATTCAGATCGTTAAAAAGTTTGGAAAAGAACTCAACGATCAGCTTAAAGATAAAGGCATCGAAATCGTTATCAACAATGAAGCTGCTAAATGGTTGGCCGAAAAAGGTTACAATAAAAAGATGGGTGCTAGACCGTTGGCCAGATTGATCGATAACGAAATCAAGAGTCCATTGAGTCGTCGTGTGCTGTTTGGTGATCTTGTCAACGGTGGACGAGTGACTGTTTCAGTAAATGATAATAAACTCGAGTTTACAGTGAGCGAACTAGTTAAACCTTTAACCAAAGAGCAGAGAAAAGCTGCTAAACTACTGGCATTAGAAAATGGAACATCTGACCAAGACAACCAATCGGAAGTTCTACAATAAGTGGAACTATAAGATAACGGTTTATCAACCTGGGGCTCATGTCTTTAGGTATTCTCTAGATCAGGCTCGCGTTATCTGCGATAGCGCGACTCCCAGTGAACATCCTTACAAGAGCAACAACCGTCTTAATAAAATCTTTGTCAATAAAGATGACCTTTTTGGCATGATTGATATCCTTGAAAAGATTGACAGCACAAAATGGTTTAAGCGTATTGAAGGTGAAAAACTAGACATCTATACCAATGATAGAGACATTTATGATGATCTATCCCTAAAGTTTAAAGATAAACTGACTCATAGGTTCCAGCCAGGTTCAGACGAAGATTTACTAGATGACTACGTAATAGTTTCTAAAAAATACCCGCACGATATCTATCAGTATCGTGTCTATCTGCTTCCACATAAGTTGAAAAACGATAAACTAGCTAAGGAGCAGTATCTTAAATGGGTGAACTCTCAGGCTCCTAAGATCCGCTGTACAGAAGCTGTGAACAAGTGGTTCATGTATACTGACTGGAACTGGGATCGTAGATACGTGCTAGTGGACTCTGAGCAGACTCTGCTGATGTTAAAACTTAGAAACTCCGAAGTAGTAGGCCGAGTTTACAAATACATTATCTCCGATAAATAATTGATGACCAACGAAATCAAAACTCTACTGCCCGCTACATCAACTCCAGGAAACTTTACCGGCACACAGCAAAAAGGTGCCGGGTATCAGACTGGGTATGATAGCCTACATACTATCGTTTTTTACTTTAAAAACTGGTCTGGTGAGGTGAAAATACAAGCTACTCTAGCACTGTATCCGGGCGATGATGATTGGTTTGACCTCAAAGATACTGACGATAATGATGCTATGCTAGGTGACGGGTCTACTGACTACGATGACTCGTATACTATAAATGTTAAGGGTAGATTCGTATGGCTTCGTGCTATAGGTACCATTAACAGCGGTGAAATCACCGAGATCCGTTATAATTACTAACCGGCACTAAACGATAAATATAGTATGACCTCGTGAGGGAGTACTATGAGAGACCTTTTATCTAAAATAGATAATATTATAGCAGAAACAGAGCTTAAGAGCCCAGAAGATCTGCAGGCAAAACGCAAGGCCCTGCAGGATCTACAGATGGATCCTATCGCTAGCAAAGATCCAGAAATCCGCCAAGCTATTATACAACGAAAGAACGATCTAGAACGTGAAGCCAAAGCCAAAGGTTTTGGAGAATCTGCATTCCAGATAGGCGACGATTTTGGTATTAGCTTTAATGAAGATTTAGAAATAGCCACTGAAATCGTAGGATTTACTGAAGATGGCATCGTTATCGATCTTGATGATACAGCACTTGAGCACTTATCAAGAAACGGTATACACTTCCTAGAAGGATTCCTAGAAGAAGGCCTCAAAGATCCCAAAGATAATCCATGTTGGAAAGGATACCATCCAGTGGGTACAAAGAAGAAGGGCGGCAAAACCGTACCTAACTGTGTACCAGAAGCCGCTAATCCTGCACAGCAGGCAGCTATAGCTATCAACATGAAGAAGCATCACAAAACTCCTAAACACGAGGGTTCCGATGCTGAATATGATGATGAAGCCGGTATGGCCGACAATAATCTCGAAACTATGAAACGTGCTGTACAAGGTCTAGACGATCTTATACACGCAGGTGATAATCTACCAGAATGGTGCCAAGAAAAAATAGCTGTAGCAAAGAGTATGCTAGTCGCTGTATGGGATTACATGCAGTCAGAAGAGCAGACAGAAGGCATCGAGAACGAAGCAGAGTATCACGGTAAGAATGTACCGCTAGGTAAGAAACTGCCAGGCGACGTTAAGAAATCAAAAGTATATGTACGCAAGCCAAACGGCAATATCGTCAAGGTAAACTTCGGCGATAAGAAGATGCGTATCAAAAAATCAAACCCTAAGAGACGTAAATCATTTAGAGCACGTCACAACTGTAAGAATCCAGGACCACGTTGGAAAGCACGTTACTGGTCGTGTAGGAGCTGGTAATGTTACTGAGAGAAATGTTTAGTCCAATCGGCGGACCGAAAAAAACCGAAGAGCCCGAAATCGATTGGGGAGATGATTTGAAGTTTTATATCGATAATGATTCTGACCTATTGGCAAATCATCTATTTCCTGCTATAATGAAACATCAACAGTTTCACGGAAGGCCCGATGCTTACAAGTTTTATATCAAACCGTTAGAACATTGCTGCGAGGATTACTGTGCAAAATTTGATATTAATGATAAGAATAAGAAGTTTACTCCAGAAGTTATTATCGACCTTGCTAAAAAAATAGCAGAAGAACAACACAAACATATTGAAGAAGGGCAGTATAAGTGAGATTCAGAGAACTTTTCGAAGACGGGTCTAAACACGTTTCTTTCTGCTTTGGCAGGATGAATCCTCCCACATTGGGCCACGAAAAGTTAATGGACACTGTTGCTTCAGTCGGCGGCGATTATCGTATATTTCCTAGCAGGACACAGGATAAAAAAGAAAATCCTTTAAGTCCAGAGGATAAAGTAAGATTTATCAAACAACTATTTCCGCAACATGCAGGAAAGGTAGTTGATGATGCTAATCTTAATACTATAGGAAAAGTTTGCTCTTATCTATACGATCAAGGTTATAAACATGTAACATTTGTAGCTGGTGATGATCGACTACCAGTTATGGGAAAGTTAATAAAAGACTACAACGGTATCGAAGGGAAAGCACACGGGTTTTATGATTTTGAAACTATTGATTTAAAATCAAGTGGTGCTAGAGATCCAGATAGTCCCGGTGTCGAAGGAGTGAGCGCAAGTAAAGCAAGAGCTGCGGCTGCAAACAATGATCTTCAAGGATTTGCAGAAGCAACGGGAGCAGGTGAACTAGCTGAAGAAATGTTTGCATTGGTCAGAAAAGGTATGGGAATAAAACAATGAAAATCAAAGACCTACTATTAGAAAATAAAAAAGATCGTAAGGCTAAGAAGTTTAATATTAAGCCAAGAACAGGTCATGCTCCTACACAGACAGGTGCTGGTCCCCATAAAGATAAAAAGAAATCTCAAAAACAGGGCGAAGTTAAACACAAGAAACCCATCGAAGTAGATGAAGCAACTGGCAATCCAGACGCTGATGCTAAAATAGCAAAGATTGAAGCACATATCTCTAGCTTAGAAAAAATACTTCCTTCGGTTCTAAAAATCAGCAGCGACAACCATTATGTGTTTGAAGAAATAGAAAGCCAGATTATGGGGCTAAAACAATCTCTAGAAGGCTTCGATCAAAACAGTGTATTAGATCTAGAAGATGCTATTGACGAGTCAGTACAGGCTATACGCCAGGCTAACGGTAGCGTATATAATCTAGAAAAAACAATAAAGAGTCTTATCAAATATGCCAACGACGAGATCGACGATATAGTCGACAGTGAAGAATGGGAAAGACGCTACGGCAATAAAGAAGAAACCACAGAAGGTATGAAGTTTCCAATGGCAGGATCATACAAGCAAGGCCCTGCAGGACAATGGAGTAACCGCGGTTCTAAAAAAAATCGTCCAGCGAAGAGAGGTGATCTAGTTGGAGGTGCAGGACTATAATGGTAGAAGTTACTCCATCGGCTAAAGTAAAGATACAAGATCTTTTAGATGAGGAAAACAATCCTAATCTAAAGTTGCGCACCTTTGTACAAGGCGGTGGATGTTCTGGATTCCAATACGGTTTTACCTTTGATGACGAGCAGAATGAAGATGATTTTGAAATATCAGTAGGACGTTGGAAAATACTTATAGATTCGATGAGTATGACCTATATGACTGGTGCTGTTATTGATTATAAAGAAGATTTGATGGGCAGTCAGTTTACTATAAAAAATCCTAATGCCACTACTACATGTGGCTGTGGCAGTAGCTTTGGAGTTTAAAATGAGATACAAAGATATTATAAAAAGTGATTTAGATGAGGCAGGCTACTTCGGTGGTGGCGGAAGCTACGATAGAGATTACAATAGTAGCGTAAGCGGGTTCGGTCGCAGAAATAGAGCTGACGATTGGGACGAGGGTAATACTGAACCACCAAATAACTTTGCCATCTATATCAATGGTAGGAAATGGAAGGTATTACACGGTCAAGGAACATACGCTGACGATCACAGAGAAATGGCCCAGCTTCGTCGTTTACAAGACATGTGCCGCAGAAAAACTGAGCAGACTGGTAAAAAATGGGAAGTATCTCGTACAGGTGAAAAGGCCACAGACTAATGGACAAAACTCTTAAAGACTATATCGAAAGAACGACAAAACGTCTAGAAGAAGAAAATAAGTCACCGGAGCCTCAACAATATCCGGTATACCCAGAAAATAATAACGAAGAAGATACTCCTAAAAATCCTTACGGACAACACTAATGAAAGCAGCAGATCTACACTTACCAGAAGGAATGGAAGTCTATGTAGACATGGACGGTGTGATCGCGGACTTCTTTACAGAATATGCTAAACTTGCAGGAGTAAAAAGCGGTAACTACAGAGACATTCCTCCCGCCAAGGCAGATCCTACATTAGATAAGATGGTCGGTACTGATTTCTTTTTTAGGCTTCCTAAGTTTCCAACAGCAGATAAACTTTTAGATATAGTAGTCGATGCTGCCGGAAGTTATAAGATCTGTTCAAGTCCTCTTAGAGGAGATCACGAGAACTCAGGTGTACAAAAGCGTAGATGGATTCAAAAGAATCTACATGTACAACCTAAAGAAATCATTATAACTCCTAACAAGGCCAAATATGCTAAAAGTCCCAATGGACTTCCTAACGTATTAATCGACGATCGAGGAAGCAATATAACATCATGGGAAGCTGCTGGCGGCATCGGTATCAAATATCAAGCAGACGAAGACAGTCTTAGAGTTATCTTAGACGGGCTTAAACGTGCCAGACGTGTAGCCAAAGGCGAACAAGATCACGAGCCTCAACAACTTGTTAGCAAAGATAGAGGTGGTAGTAACGCTATTGCTACAGCAAAAGATGAAAGCATCAGAGAAGACTATCATCCACATCAGAAAAAAGTAGAACACTTTATAAAATGGGTTTACAAAAAGCTAAACCTACACGATCCCCTACCAGAGATTATTTTTAGTAACAATACTAAGTTAGCAAAAAGCAAACATAGAACTGGTTATTTTAATAAAGAGAAAAATGTAATATATGTCTATACAGGACATAGAAATCTAGTAGATATCTTTAGAACCCTAGCGCATGAAATGACTCATGAAAAACAGGGTGAAGAGGGTCGTATACATGGACATAGTCCTCCCGGGAGTCCCAATGAAATGGATGCAGATTCCAAAGCAGGATATCTGATGAAACTTTATACCAAGTCGCATCCTGAAATAATCGACGGTTCGTTAACTAAAGAAAACTTCGCGGACGGTAAAGGTCCTGGTCGTCCGGGTGATAGCCAACGTCACGGAATACCCAAAAAAGCTACTATGGCTGAACTAGAAAAGGCTTCACATGCAAAAGGGCGTAAAGGACAACTGGCCCGCTGGCAGATAAATATGCGTAGAGGGCATAAAAAATGAGACTAGCAGAAATATTAAGGAAACCTGTAAAAGAGTCCGCTTCAGCGGGTGCTACAGGCGCAGGAGCTATAGCTAGTACATCTGCTACAGGAGCAGGCCCTAATGTAGGAACGCTGTTTGGGGGCAGTTACGGGCAGAAACGTAAGAGCAAGAAGAAAAGCGAATCTATTATCAAAAGATAAATACATTATGAACCTTAAAACGCAAGGACACTAACATGGATTTTAAAGCACTCATTAACAAGATCGGAGAACTAGATGACAAGATCAGCTCAGTTCCTGCACCACAGCTACCTAAAGCTGTACAGCTAAACGAAGACGCCCAGCTTCGTGTACTAGCTGGCACTTCTTCATATATTTCAGAAGCTAAGAAAAAAGCTGAAGAAAAGAAAGAAGATAAAGAAGAAGTCAAAGAAGAAATGAAAGTCGGCGATAAGAAGCCAAGCTCAACTGGCGGAACTATCGAAAAGACTAAAACAGGTATCAAACACCACGCAGGCAAGAACTACGGCGGTGATAAAGCTCCTAATGTTAGTGACGACGAAGACGCACCAAAGAAGAAAGCTAAGAAAGAATCCATCGATCCAGTGGCATTTAAATCTAAGTTCAGCAAGATGGTAGAAGCCAAGAAAGCTGACGACAAGAAGAAAGCCAAGAAGGAAAAGATGGAAGAAGGTTCTAAGCCAGATTTCCTAGATCTAGACAAAGACGGCAACAAGAAAGAACCAATGAAGAGTGCTGCTAAATCCAAGGGCGGAGACAAGAAGGACGATAAAAAGGGCATGAGTGCTAAACAAGCCAAGTTCTTCGGTAAAAAGAAAGCAGTTAAAGAAAGCATAGAACAAAAACTAACTTTCAAACAAATGATCCAACTAGTCCGTGAAAGCGGTGGCCAACAACAAATCGATCCAGTTGATCGTGAACTGTTTGCTTGGGCAACTAGAATCGCTCAAAGAAAGTTTAACGAATCAGCCAAACAAGAAGTTTATGCTGGTTTAGTATACGAGCGTATGGGCGGTGTATTTGAAATGTACGACGTTCTATCCGAAGCACAAAAATAATTTTTGTTTTTGGTAATATAAAGCCAGTCATAGGTTGACTGGCTTTTTTTATGACTATATACTTGTCTTATAGTCAGGAGAAACTAATGGCAAAAATCTATGGTCCGGAAGAAAAAGCAAAACTAGAAAGATTGATCAACGAAGGATCAAATGTCCTACGCGAAGTAGAAGATCTGCAAGAAGGTCTTAAAGAAACAGTCAAGGCAGTAGCAGAAGAACTACAACTTAAACCAAGTATTATCAATAAAGCTATTCGCATCGCACATAAAGACAACTGGAAAGATCACGAAAACGAATGGGAAGAAATCGAAGGTATTCTTGGTGTTACTAAACGCTTACCAGAATGATAGACTTATTAAAACCAACCTTTGATTGGATACGAGATGACTGGAACAGTAATCCTTTCCGTTTTATTGTTGAGCTTGTCGCTTGGGCTGTCAGTATTGGGTGCAGTATTACTATGGCTGTTACTGTCCCCAACCCACCACTTCTCGCTCTTTATCCTGTTTGGATCTCTGGCTGCGCCATGTATGCTTGGGCTGCTTATACTAGGAAATCATTTGGCATGTTGGCTAACTACATCTTGTTGACCAGTATTGATACATACGGTCTGATAAGAATGCTAACTAATTAATATAAGGTTCGATCAGCCATAAATGATCAGTTGGGTATTTGCGAGCCGAAAATCGCAAGGAGAAAAATATGAGTTACGTTGACGCATTCTATGATCGCGAAGACGACATTATTCGTGTCGTTGAGCGCAATGAAAAAGGTGAAAGGCATTTTAAAGATTATCCTGCCAAGCATCTTTTCTATTATTACGATCCCAAGGGCAAGTATCAAAGTATCAAAGGTGAACCACTCACCCGTGTAGTCTGTAAAAATATCAAAGAACTACGAAAAGAACTTGCTATACATTCAAACAAAAAGCTATACGAATCAGACATCAATCCTATCTTTAGATGTCTAGAAGACCATTATATCAACATTGACGCTCCAAAACTAAATGTAGCATTTTTCGATATTGAGGTCGATTTCGACCCTGCTAGAGGATATGCTAGCCCAGACGATGCATTTATGCCTATCACATCTATCGCTGTGCATCTACAATGGGTTGACACATTAGTTTGTTTAGCTATGCCACCTAAGACGCTATCTATGGCTGAAGCAACCAAGGCTGTAGAAGATTTTCCTAATACCATGCTATTCGACAACGAAGCAGATATGTTAGATGCTTTTCTAGATCTGATACAAGATGCTGATGTTTTAAGCGGGTGGAACAGTGAAGGGTTTGATATTCCCTATACGGTCAATCGTGTTACCAAAGTCCTAAGCAAAGAAGATACACGTCGTTTCTGCCTTTGGAACCAATATCCTAAGAAAAGAGAGTATGAAAAGTTTGGTAAGACAGCGGTCACATATGATCTAATCGGTCGTGTTCACTTAGATAGTCTTGAGCTATATCGCAAATATACCTATGAAGAGCGTCACACTTATCGACTAGATGCGATCGGTGAGATGGAGATTGGCGAAAACAAAACAGTCTACGAAGGCACACTCGATGCGTTGTATAACAATGACTTTAAAAAGTTTATTGAATACAACAGACAAGATACAAGCCTACTTGATAAGTTAGATAAAAAACTAAAGTTCTTAGATCTGTCAAACAAGATCGCACACGAAAATACTGTATTGCTACAGACAACTATGGGTGCGGTAGCTGTTACTGAACAGGCTATTATCAATGAAGCACATCGCAGAGGTATGATCGTTCCTAATCGTAAGAAGATGGAAGAACACGGTGATACACAGGCCGCAGGTGCGTATGTTGCATATCCTAAGAAAGGCATCCACGAGTGGATTGGTTCTTTAGATATTAACTCATTGTATCCTAGTGCCATTCGTGCATTAAACATGGGGCCCGAAACTATCGTAGGACAACTGCGCCAAGATGGGACCAAAGCACACCTCGAAGCTGAAATGGCCAAAGGTAAGAGTTTTGCGGCCGCTTGGGAAGGCATCTTTGGAAGTCTAGAATACACTTCAGTGATGGAAAGAGAAGTAGGACGAGACATAACTATCGACTGGGAAGGTGGCGGCAGCGATACCCTTAGTGCCGCTCAAGTTTATGATCTTATATTTGAAAGTAATCAACCATGGATGATCAGTGCCAACGGTACTATCTTCACATATGAAACTGAAGGAATCATTCCTGGTCTGCTAGCTCGTTGGTATAAAGAGCGTAAAGAGATGCAGGCCAAACTTAAAGAATCTATCGCGGCAGGTAACAAGATTGAAGAAGAATATTGGGACAAGCGTCAACTGGTTAAAAAGATTAATCTTAATAGCCTTTATGGTGCAATCCTTAATCCTGGTTGTCGCTTTTTCGATAATAGGATCGGGCAATCTACCACGCTTACGGGCAGAGCTATTGCAAAACATATGGCCAGTAAAGTAAACGAAATCATTACCGGAGAGTATGACCATATCGGTCGAGCTATCATCTACGGTGACACAGACTCTTGTTACTTCTCTGCGTATACTACGCTAAAGAAGGACATTGAGAAAGGATTGATTCCTTGGACTAGAGAATCAGTCGTAGAACTTTATGACACCATAGGAGAAACTGTAAATGGAACCTTCGTCAAGTTCATGTCAGACGCTTTCCACGTGCCAAAATCTAGAGGAGAGGTCATCAAGGCAGGTCGCGAGATTGTTGCAAGCAAAGGACTCTTTATTACAAAGAAACGATATGCAGTCCTCTACTACGACAAAGAAGGCAAGCGATCAGACGTCGACGGCAAACCAGGCAAGATTAAAGCCATGGGGCTCGACCTCAAGCGGTCAGATACCCCGGTTGTTATCCAAGACTTTCTCAGTGAAGTCTTGACCCGAGTACTAAATGGCGTACCTAAAGAAGAAGTGTTAGAATATATCACTGACTTCCGAACCGATTTTAAAACTAGACCAGGTTGGGAAAAAGGTTCACCTAAACGTGCCAACAACATTACAGAGTATGCAGCCAAAGAAAAGAAAGCAGGCAAGGCCAATATGCCAGGTCATGTTAGAGCTTCCTTAAACTGGAATACTTTGAAACGTATGTTTGACGACAAGTATTCTATGACTATCGTAGACGGTGCCAAGGTCATCGTCTGCAAGCTCAAAGAAAATCCTATGGGCTATACATCTGTGGCTTACCCAGTCGACGAACTGAGATTGCCGCAGTGGTTTAAAGATCTTCCATTTGACGATCATCAGATGGAAAATACCGTTATCGATGAAAAGCTAGAAAACTTGATCGGGGTCCTTGAATGGGACATCAGTCAAACTAGAAGCGATAATACCTTTAACAAGTTATTTGATTTTGAGTGATTTGACACTTGTTTTTTTCTCAAGATCTAAATATAATCAGATTATAACTGGAGAACTCTAATGAAAGACATTTTACAAGATATCGTGGGTCATACACAGAACCTCGGTTTTCTAACTACCGTCAAGGTAACAGGTACAGAAGAAAAGACAACTATTAACTCAATGGCAGATGACCGTTCAGTTATCATGGAAGCTGAAACTTCTGCTCCATATGCAGACATGATTGGCGTATTCGGTATGCCGCAACTGCAAAAGCTAAAGTATCTGCTAGATGGTGCAGAATACAAAGATGATGCTAAAATCACTATCACTACAGCAGAACGCAATGGCGAAACTATTCCTGTAGGCATCCACTTTGAAAACAAAGACGGTGACTTCAAGAACGACTATCGTTTTATGAACTCAGAAATCATCAACGAAAAGATGAAGACTGTCAAGTTCCGTGGTGTTAAGTGGGACGTAGAAGTAGAACCTACTGTTGCTGCTGTACAGCGTTTTAACTTCCAAGCAGGTGCTAACAACGAGCATCCAACATTCCTTGCCAAGACAGAAGGTGGAAATCTAAAGTTTATCTTCGGTGATGCATCAACACACGGCGGAGAGTTTATCTTTGCACAGAATGTACCAGGTAAACTTGATCGTGGTTGGACTTGGCCTGTGTTGCCTATCTTGAGTATTCTTAAGATTTCAGATGTCAACAACACCAAGATGTCATTGAGCAATGAAGGCGCTATCCAGATCACGCTAGACAGCGGATTGGCAACTTACAAATACATTATTCCAGCACAGGCGGCCTAATGATTAGTACTATTATGCCCACAGGTAGATATGTGCAGGTGTCAGGAGGCGGCGCCAGCACATACGTCAATAACTATTCTGGTTCACAGGGTGTCGGCAACATGCGATACAATACCAGTATGCAATGCATGGAAGTCTTTGACGGTCAGAACTGGCAAAAGATAAACATGGCAACCGCTTCAGTTGGCCTAAATCACGAAGCAGAGTCATTGCTAGACTGGGCCCGTGATAAACGTGCCGAAGAACTACAGTGGAAATCATTGGCTGAAACTAACTCCGCTGTTAAAATAGCATTAGAAAATCTAGAAAAAGCAAAACAACAACTAAAAATAACTGCGACATTGGCACAAGAAACATCACGTGACTATGGAGAAGTTATGGAACAGGCAAGCCCATAATATGAAAAGACAAATACACCTTACACCATTGCAGAAAGATTATGCTGTATATCTACCTGCTATCAGTAGTTTTTACAGCACCTATGTAGCTAAACAACGACTCGAAGAGTTTGTGCCTAACGACCGTATTCCTAAAGGAATGGATCGAGGTATCGAAGGAATGAACTTTCTTAACGAAGAAGAAGGTTACTTTACCTATACCTATGCGCTGTATTCTGCAGGACATGCTCAGTTAGATCTCCAGAAAAGCCTTGAGCAAGAATCAATGATACAGCAACGTAATAGAGGTCGTACCGTTATCGTAGGAGATTCCGGCGGATATCAGATTGGTAAAGGTGTTCTTAAGTTTGATTGGTTGAACTTCGAAGGTGCAGAAGCTAACAAGACTCGTAAAAAGATTCTTGAGTGGTTAGAACTAACTGCTGACTGGTCTATGATGCTGGACGTTCCGACTTGGGCGTGTGACCACATTCACAGTCCAAAGACTGGGCTAAAGACTTTTGAAGACTGTCTAGAAAAGACTCGCTTCAATAACAAATATTTCCTTGATAATCGCCTAGGGCAAACTAAATGGCTTAATGTGCTTCAAGGTGGTGACTGGGATACTGCACAACAATGGTACGAAGGTGTTAAAGAGTTTAGCGATCCTAATGGCCCCTATGCTGGTAAAGAAGCAGAAGGATGGGCCTTTGGTGGTGCCAACATGTGCAAGATGGACATTACCCTCAAACGTTTGATGGTGATGCGTGACGAAGGAATGTTAACCGGTAAGAACTGGATCCACTTCCTGGGTACAGCACAGTTAGACTGGAGTTGTTACCTAACACAGATCCAACGTCAAATCCGTAAGCACATCAATCCAGAACTGACTATTAGCTTTGACTGCGCTAGTCCATTTATTGCTACAGCTCACGGCCTTGTTTACACTAATGCACAACATCTTAACAAGCGTTGGTCAGTAATCATGGACAAGGCTCCTGATAATAAGGCACTAGCAGGCAGCGATATTCCGTTTCCTTTTGAAAGCGAGTTTGGTAGCAGATTAACAATGGGGGATATCTGCTATATGGCTCCCGGTATGCTAAACAAACTTGGCAAAGAAGGTAAGACTAGTTGGGATAGTTTTGCATATGCTCTAATGATGGGTCATAATGTAGAATGTCATATCAAGGCAGTACAACGTGCTCAACAGTTAATGGATATCGAATGCACTAGATTCAAACCAGATTGGCGTAACTGGGGTCTCGAAGGCAAGAAAGAGATCGAGTTAAGCGAATGGGTTCCTAGAAAGATCCTTTATTTCGGCACATTCATCGAAGAACTGTTTAATACTAAAGATAAAACAGAAGCATTTGATCTTATCAATAATGCCGGTGGATTCTTAAAGAGTCTCGAAGGTGCTCGACTACAAGGTGGTCCTGCTGATAACGAGTTTAATAACTTGT